ATATTACAGAAATGCTTCAGATGACCCAGAAAGATCATGGGGTGGTACTTCTCAACAAGAATCTGGCAATCAATACGATAAAATTGGAGCAGGTGCAGATTTCAATGCTGTAGTCAAAGGTATTCCATTGAACGGAAACCTAATTCCAGTTCCGTATTATATTCCAGATGATTTTGTAATAATTAATTTCCATTATAGTAACCCAAATACAAATATTTCTCAAGGTGATACAATCACCATCAGTGGTAGTGAAGTTTATACTGTAATCACTGGTTCTTATAACCAGGATACACACACTAGAGGTATTCTATTCTGTGCGAGGTCAACCTAATGGCAGACTGGTCTTTTCCATCACTTACTACAGTTAAAGTAGGATTTGTAACAACTACTGTACAGATTGGTAATAATATTATTTCAGTAAATCCTGGAATAAGTTATAAAGATAACACCAACTTTGTCTTTACGAACATAAGTCCACAAGTACCTGGATTCTTGACTGGTCGTAGACTTGGAGTTGGTCAATTATATCCCAGAGGTGTATATAATAAATAGCAGATTATTAAAAACTAAATACTCTTAAGAGATCCACCTAGCTAAAGAAATAGATGACTAGAAATAGTAGAGAATTATCTCAATTTGCATCTTTTGTTGAAATTAGAGATGCTAATCAAAACATAGGATTGTCAACATCTTTGGTGATGTTGGGTGGTGTTGGTATTGGTAGTACGGTCGGTGATTTTTTAGCAGAAAGAGCACTAAGAGATCCTGATGGTGATCCATTAATTAACTTTAATAAATCATTTTTCTTAGATGATGTCTTCATTCGTGGAGACTTCAATCTAGATGGTGGAGAAACTTCTATAACTGGTGCTGGCGCCACATTCCCAGCATTGAATGTAACTGGATTAACAACAACTAAAAATCTAGTTGTCACGGGTGTTACTACGCTTTCCCGTGACACTGGAATGGGAACGGTTTATATTGGTCAACAATCGGTTCCTGTTGCTGGAGCACAGGGAGATGATCCAACAAATAGTAACTCTGATATTGGAATTGGAATTACTGGTCCTGGTGGAACAGTTAATGGTTCTGCGGATGGTCCTGGTATAGCACACGGTTTAGTTGTCATTGATAATGTTGGTGCTGGAGATCCTCAAAAGGATGTAGCACTATATGTTTCAGGTAGGGTTCACTTTAATGGTGGTGATCCACTTATTACTGATCCCGCAAATGGTGGTGAAACTGGGTTAGGAACTGAGTTCGTTGTTGTTCCCGAATCACTCTTCTATGACACCATTACTTGCATGGAAGATATCAATATCGTCCGTGAACCAGGTAATTCAACGAAAGCAAGATTAAGAGTATTTAATGATGAACGTGAGGGTGATTGGGCACAAGCAGGTATTGATACAGAGTCAGCATCTGCTGCAATTTTCACCACTGGTGGTTTTGAAGCAAAGAAATTTGGATCAGTAGGTTGGGGATTAAGAGTTCAAGAATATGTTGATGTTGGTTATGATTTAGGTGGAACTAGTGGATCTGAAGATCATCTCGGTGATGATGTACTCAGTAGATTTTACGGAAATATGAATTTGGAGATGCCAATCCTTTCGATTGGTATGACACCTGCTTCCCATAAGGCATCATATGCTCCATACGGAAAAACTGAGGTTAATACTGATGGTGCAGTATTCTCCCAACTACAACCAAATATTGTTAACACTCCAACTGGTGGTATTGGTAGTGATGGTGCTCGTTGGAATAATGTTTTCAGTAACTTCTTAGATGTTGGTCCTTTAGGAACTGACAGTCAAGCAAATATGGTTAACCTAGACGTTGGTTTGGGTGCAACTATTGGATATCTAAATGTTGCTGGTGTTGGTGGAACCGATGAGAATGAAATTTATCTAGATGTTGGTCCTGGTAAATCAAGACTATCTAATGTGGATAGTTCTGGATTCTTTAATCATCTTGGTGTTGCAACAATCAATGGATTCTTAAACGTCATCAGTGATAGTTACAATAATGCGTATGTTGCTACTGCTTTCCAATCAAATAATGTAGATTTATTCAAGCAAGACGAAACTAATAGTACAAATCCCGAGTTTTTCTATCCAGCAATGGGCAACTCTGGACAGAATCAAACTGATGCTGGTGCTCAACTATTTGTCAACCCAGGATTCTATCTGGATGCATTTGGTACTAGTTTATTCGTACATAATAATCTAAATGTTCTTGGTACATCTATTCTTGCGTCAGAAGAAAATCCAGACCTAAGATTTGACCTAATAAACTATGGTGTTACTGAACTTAATTTTGCAAGTCAGGCAAGATATATTGATATTGGTGAAGCACAAAGTGCTGTTGGTGGTTTTACAACAATTAGAAGTAATAATACAGAACTTGCCAGACTAGTTCTATCACAGAATGAGATTAAAGCAAGTGATCAGCAAGTAAATATCACTCTTGATAGTGCAACATCCACAGCATTTGCTGGTTTTGTTCAAATTGGTGGTACACACATTAAATGTGATTCCAATGTTATTGACATTGCAGACTCATCACAAAGAGCAGATTTATTCAAACAAGCAGAAGATATTATTGTTGGTTCTAATGATGTTGGTATCATCACCATTAGGAATAATGTCACAGAACTTACTGGTTTCTTGAGACTTGGTAAGAATGTTATTCAATCATCTGATGAATTTACCGCAATTCAAATTGGATTGGGTGCAACATATACTGAAGTCACTGGTGATTTGGTTGTTGGTGGAAAAGATATTCAAGATGGTATTGGTATCACAAACATGACCCTAGATGGTGATGTTAAGACTACTTTCTATGGAGACATTGAGGTTCGTGGAAATCAGATTCTAGCATCAGATGGTACAGTCAACATCTTGATGTTTGATGCACAAGAAGCAACGAGTTTTACTGGTAACATAAGAGTTGAAGGCAATAACATTTTAGCAGGTACTGGTGATACAAATATCACTATGGTTGCAAATAATAATACCATATTTGCTGGACCAATTCAAGTCAATGGTAATGCAATTCGTGCAAGTAATGGTCAAGATAACATCGAAATGGATAGTGATGTTAAGACAACCGTTTTAGGTGATTTGCAGGTAGGTACAGGCACAATGCGTGCTGGTGATGCAACAATATGTATTAAAATGATTGGTGGTACTGGTGATGTTGGAATTACAAGTGACTTAACTGCTAATAGTGCATTCTTTAATGGTGATGAAGCAAGACTGAATACATTAGATGTTAACATCAGAGATAATCTACTAACTCTTGGTCTCATTGAAGATCCACTTAATCAAGGTCAACTTATTCCTCCTAATGTATCGGTAGGAAATAGTGGTGATGCTGGTATCGTCATGGCACGTTATGACGTTGGACTTTCAACTCATAAGTATGCTGCTATTTTCTACGATAATTCTCAAGGAAGAATTGCAATCCGCACTGATGTTAATCCAGATCCTGGTACTGGTGAGGTTGGAAGAGATCGTTTTGTTGTTGAGCAAGGACTTCCATCAGAATTGGAAGTACAAAATTTATACATTAATCTAAATAGCACTCTTGGAATCACTACTATCTTTGAAGCACAAGTTTCTGATGATGGTGAATCAGTTGAGGATGTTCTTGCTGTTGTAAATGTTGAGATTGATGCTGGGTTCTTCTAACCCTTGACAAGATGCCCAAATGTTGCTACAATCTCTCTGTTGAGGTTAGAAAAGATATAGCTCTAAGACTTTAATACTTGTCTATATACTGCTACAATATAACTAAGGATTATTTTCATGGACCCATCTGAAATTTCTTTAAGTACTCCATCAAAATCTTTTGAATATGAAAAACTTGCTAGAGATATTGATAAAATTGAAGATATTGAAGAACTGAAAATGACTCTTAAATCTTATGTTAAATTATATTTTAAGCAACAAGAAACAATTAAAATGATCTGATGGAGACAGTTTGAGAACCGTCACAAGCACCTTGACTTTAGGGTCGGGGTGCTTTATAGTATATTCATTGACAGGGACAGCACTTGACCATCACTCTTCGTCCACACCAGCAACGTGCAGTTAATGCTATGTGGGACAACAGCAAAGGTCAGGTCATCGTTCCTACGGGTGGTGGCAAGACTATTTGTATGATTGAAGATGTAATGATCAATCTTGATCTTATCAATCTTGGTCAGACTTATGTTGTTGTAGCACCTCGCATTCTGCTTGCTGAACAACTTTGTAGTGAGTTTCTTGAACTGATTGATACTAAGAATGTTCATGTAATGCACGTTCATAGTGGTGAGACTCAGCATTTCAGCAGCACTAAAGCAGAACAGATTCATATGTTTGCTAATGTTGCTCGGACTTCTGGTGACTCCTGCATTATCTTTACTACTTATCATTCTCTTCATCGTGTGATGGAAGCAGATATTGAGGTCAATACTATCTACTTTGATGAAGCACATAACAGTGTTCAACGTAACTTTTTTCCTCCCACTGAGTTCTTCTCTCACGAAGCAGATCGTTGCTTCTTTTTCACTGCTACTCCTAAGCATTCTATCACGGTAATGAAACCTGGCATGAATGATCCTGAAGTTTATGGTCAGGTTATTTGTCAGGTTCCTGCTCCAGAACTTATCAATGGTGGTTTCATTATTCCTCCTAAAGTTGTTGTTAATCAACTAGATAATGCAGATCTCTATCCTGATGTTCCTCTCAGGGATTCTACACACTTAATCAAGACTATTGATGAGACTGGTGCTGATAAGGCATTGATCTGCTCTAAGTCTACAAAAAACATCATCAATCTAATTGGTCAGTCTGACTTTACTTTCCAACTAGAATTGCGTGGATATTCTTACATGTATATCACAGCAAAAACTGGTGCTATCATCGATGGACGTAAAGTCAACCGTGAGGTGTTCTTTGACACTTTGAGTGCATGGGGTCGTGATGATGACAAAAAGTTTGTTGTGCTCCACCACAGCATCCTCTCAGAAGGTATCAATGTCAGTGGTCTTAATGCTGTAATTTTCATGAGGTCAATGGATTATATTGGCATCAGTCAGACTATCGGTCGTGTGATTCGATTGCATAAAGATGATGCTGCTGGTCTTCGCAATGGCACTATTGTTCCTGGTAAACTTGATCAGTATACCAAATCTTATGGTCTAGTTTGTATCCCTGCCTTCAATAAAGTTGGTATTCAGACTGCACAAAAGATTCAGAATGTTGTTGACATTGTGTTTGAGCAAGGTGATGCTGCTGTTTCTGTAGTTAAGAAGTAATTTATGAAGTATACATACACTAACTCATCAAAGTTAGAACCTACTTACTATAAACAATTCTGCTCTGATGATGGAAATTTTGTTGTAATTCCAATTGCAGGAAAGGGTGTTAAATACACCATTATTGCTCAAGGAAAACCAACGGGAAAAATTTATAGAAAATTTGACACAGCAATGAAAGATGTGTTAAAGTTACAAAAAAAGTACAAAAAGAAATTCAAAAAGTAATTGGTATGTCAAATTTTTCATTATATTGTGATGTTCCAGAAGGGCATAATGAATATCTAATTCCCATGTTTTCTGTCCCACTTCTGCATCTCAAAGTAGAAGAATGGGATGAAAAGAGAAAAAGTCTTCTCGATATGTATTCAAGAAGAAGACAAGAAAGTGATAAATTTAAGATTGCCACAGGTTCTAATTCTTCTCTAGATGTGGAAACTGATTATCACCACAATCATGACACTGGAGAGACTTACGATAGAGAAATAACAGATATTCTCAAATCAGAATTAGAAACTTTTTCAGATACTTTTGAATGTGCTGCTGAAGTATGTACTTCATGGTTTGAAAGAGCAACTAATAGTAAGTTTCATCAGGTTCATAATCATGGATCTATGGGATTTAGTGCTGTATTATTCATTCAGTTTAGTCCTGAGTATCATACTCCCACAGTATTTTTGAATCCAAACCTGGCAGATAATGAGGTTTGTAATTGCGTACCACCAGGAATTAGGGAAGGTTCACTTATATTTTTCCCTTCTTATGTTCTTCATTATACTGCACCGAATGAGAGTGAGAAGGATAGAATCGTCCTCTCATTTAATATAAATGTAGAATACGAGAGTTTTTCTTTCGCAGATGAAGACGATAGTGATGGTGAATACTTCACAAAAGATGTCTAAATCATTTATTCTTCGCAATTTTTTATTCAAAGATGATGTAAAAGCACTCAATCAATGGACTCTAGATAATTGTCATCTAGATTTTTTTGAAGATGCCTGCATGGATCCAGATAATCATGGAACACGATTCACAACTCGATTCCCTAATGAAGAGATAGCACCTAATTTAAACTATCCAAAGTCTGCACATACTGTACGGCAAAGAATAATCAATTATTTTCATCTAGAAGGTTACAAAAGTCCACCATCCTACAGTCATGGAATTGTAAATGGCATTGGATATGATGGTGGCAGAATAGAGAATCATATTGACCCTACATATTATCCAAATACTAAAACAGTTCACTTTAATGCTATTACTCAACAAGCACATAAGGGTGGACATACGATCATTGGTGGTGTAGAATATACAGATATAAATTCTACAGATCTTTTGATATATCAAGTCTCTGAGATTCACCATGAAGTAACACCAACACAAGGTGATACTGCCAGAATACTATGGGTTTTTGGATTTTGTTTAGATGATGAAAAAGTACAGGAGATATTCTTATGAAAGATTTTGCCAACGATGAATCATTATTTGAAACTAATGATTTTTCTAATATGAATATCATTGAGTTTTGTGATGGTGATAAGGTTTCCAATTTTTATTGGATGGATAATTTTTATAAAAGACCATACGATGTCTATGAATATCTTTTATCTGTTGAACCACCATTATGGAAAATGGGAGAAGATTGGGAACTTGGCAGAGGTACACTCAACACAAAAAACTTTGAGGATCGTAGACATATGATGAAGCATCCTGGTATGTCTTCACTATACAGTAAGATCTCGGGTATTTGTGACCAAGAATCCGCAGATGTGGATGAAATTGTAACTAATTTTTCAAGATTCTCACGAATTGATGATAACCCATACGAAACTCATTACTGGTGGCCTCACCATGACGGAGGATACAATGGTATATGTTACTTAAGCACGAATGATGAAATTGGAACTAACTTATATAAACCATTGGTAACAGATAATCCAGACTTATTACCTCTAGATGAAAATGATGGTGTTAGAGATGAACATGCAATACCATGGACACCAAAAAACTTATGGGAAACTGTAGTTAGTTTTCGTTCAAAATTCAATAGATTTGCAATGTTTGAAGGATCATATTATTATCACAGTATGAACTTAACTGGTGAACATTATTTTGGTGATCACTATAGTGATGCCGAATACAGAATTAATCAAGTATTTTTTATGATGAATGAAACTGAGGAACAAGATTGACATGCACAGATTCAGAGATGAAATTACTCCAAACGATGATAATTTCTTAGAGATACCTATTAGTGACAAGAATCGTGAAGATCTTTTCATTACACCATTGTATACCTTTACTCTAGACATTGATAACGGACCTCTGATTAGAGAATGTTTAGATTTGCGGGAAAGATTTCCCAATGGAGTAAAAAAATCCAATTTTGGTGAAGGTTGGCAGAGTCAAGTCTATGAATTGCCCACAATCAAAAGAACAACAACTCCTGCTATTCAAAATTTAGCAAGAAATGCTATCGATCTGACAAATGAAATATTGGAAGACTTTGGTGCAACTTATAGAGTAGATGATAATCAAATTGGATGGTGGATGAATATTAACAAGGGAATGGGATATAATGTTCATCACACTCATCCTGGATGTACTGTTATTGGACTTTATTATCCAAAAATTCCTAGTGACCTAAATGAACAGGAAGGTAAACTCACTCTAATCAGAACTGATCCATCAAATCATAATGCTGCGTTTGCTGATGTTGCCAATAATTGTGAATGGGTAATTGAACCTGAGGAAAATGTTTTTTACTTGATGCCATCTACAGTTGCACATTATGTGACACCACACTTTAGTGAGGAGGAGAGAATATCTATTGCATTTAATATTGGATAAATAATACACGTTATCTGTTGTTAGTAATTGGTATAATATGTCTATTCTGCAAACGAGTGGTATTCAATTTGGACTTGATAATACCGTTCTTAATTCTAAATATGGCATTATTCCTCAGAATAGTGTTGCAGTATTTTATCAAGCATCGGCACCTAGTGGATGGTCTCAAGTAACTACTCATAATAATAAAGCACTTAGAGTTGTATCTGGAACTGGTGGTGGGTTCGGTTCTGGTGGATCTAATGGTCCTGGTGGACAACCATTTTCTACTATATTTCCTACATCAACACGTCCAATTAGTGGTACTGTAACTTCTGCTGGTTCAGTAGGAAACACAACATTAACAGTGCAGCAAATTCCTGGACATACTCATAATGCAGGTTCTCAGGTTAATGTAAGTCCTGGATCTCCTAGTGTTGGAGGACGTGCCGTAAATACTTCAGCACCAGCAACATCTCCAACGGGTGGAGGTAACTCACATACTCACCCATTTGTTGGTGCCTCATCACCTTATAGTGGAAGTATTGACCTTAGAGTTAAATATATTGATGTTATCATCTGTCGTTTTAGTTGAGGTATAATATATGTCTATTTTAAGAGCAGACGGGATCCAGTTCGGAAATGGTACTCAATTAAATACGTTTTACGGTATTGTTCCACAATCATCTACGATGCTGTTTTATCAATCAGCAGCACCAACTGGGTGGACTAAAGAAACATCAGCAAACGATCAAGCACTTAGAGTTGTAGATGGAACGGGTGGAGGATCTTCTGGACAGAATAGTTTCAGCACAACATTTGATGATGGTGGTGCTACTTCAGTTGTAACTTCAACCCTATTGGGTAGTATTGGACCAACAACACTAACAACACAACAAATTCCAGCACATACCCATAATACTGGATCAAATCCAAATTCCTATAGATCATCTGGTGGTTCTTCACCATTTAGAACAACTAATAGGCAACCACGTGGATATAATATTAGAGCAACAACTAGAACACAAATTAATAATCGTGTTCAGATTAATTTTAGACAACCTAGACAGGTAAGACAACCTCGTAACTATAGACAACCACGAAGGCAGAGAGTTCCACTCAGAAACAGACAACCAAGAAACTTTAGAGTAAGATATCCTACACGTTCTAGAAGACCATTTAGTTTTAGAGTTCCTGTTCCATTCCGTGTTCCTGTAAGATCACGAAGACCAATATCTCAACGAAATCCTGGTGGAAGATGGAGAAACTCTATTGGTCAATCTTGGAGAGCAGGTGGAAGAAATAATGATAGAACACCAAGAAGAAGATGGGGTCGGAGAAGAAGAAATGATAGGATTCCAAGAAGAGCAGATAGAAGACAACCTAGAGTAAGTTGGTGGAGACAGAGAAGACAGTTTAGAAGACCTGTATCTTTTAGACAGAGAAGATCTTTCCGTCAACCTCGTAACTTTAGACAACCTAGAAATGCAAGACAGAGGAGATCATTTAGGAGGAGGCAACCAAGATCATTCAGAGTGAGGTATTCATTCAGGCAGAGAAGATCTTTCCGAGTGAATATTCCGTTCAGAGTAGCAGTTCCTCAGAGAAATCCTTCATCTTTTAGACAACCAAGAACATATCGTACACCTCAAAGATATCCACAGACTACAAGTGTGAGGGTAACTCAAAGGGTTCTAACTCCTGGTGGTACTATTAGGAAGAATAATACTCAAGGACCAGCAACAAGATCAACTGGTGGTGGTCAATCACATACTCATCCATTTACTGGTAGTGAAGTTACTTTCTCTGCTGCACTATCACCACTTAGAGTTCAATACATTGATGTCATTACTTGCAGTTTAGATTAACATCGTGCTATAATAAATAATACACTGAATCCCTTGTTATGGCAAAACAGACTGGTAAATGGTGTCCACTAATTCGTAAGGATTGTGTAGAACATAAATGTGCATGGTATACGCATATTGCGGGTGTAGATCCTAATACTGGAAATCCAGTAGATCATTGGTCTTGTGCCATTCAATGGATGCCAATGCTAATGATTGAAAATAGTCAGCAACAACGTTCTACAAGTTCTGCTGTTGAGTCTTTCCGTAATGAAATGACTAAAGCACACGAAACTAATCAGAATATGTTGGATGCTGTCGGTAACATGTATCTTGATATGTGTGAAGATCAGGGTGTCAATGTTTCTGAATACATTGAACAGATTGATGGCATAGATAATGAAGAAGAAAACTTACTACCCGAATCCGAAGAGGAGAAAAAATGAAAATTTCTATTATCCCAGAAGATAAAAAAATTATCGTAGATGGTAAAACCGTGGATCTTGAGGATAATGCACCTTGGGATTTTGATGATGAACCCATCCATGCAATTCAGTGGAAGGATGATAGAGGTGAATTGGAATATGAAGATATTATTGGTGAAGAACCAGCACCAAATAAAATTTTTGGTGTAGATGAATTTGATACTATTGTTCAACCATATCTAGATTACTTTAATACATTTTTGGATTCATACGAGAAATCAGAACTTGAGTCTGCATTACAAGAAGAGCAAAATATTGCTGATCAGATTGAAGAATTGAATATTGATAAACTTGAGAAAGAAGCACAACTTGTTATCATTGAAGACCTCAAGAGACAGAATAGAGAACTTCGTGATGAGAGAGAAGATTTGTATGAGGAAAAGAGTAAGTCAGATCAAGCAGCAGTATATGACAAGCAAGTTGCTTTAATTGAACTCGAACGTGAAAAAGCAGCACGTGAATCTGAAAAGGCAGGTTTAGAATCACAGAAAGCAGATGAGTTTTTTGAGAAGAAGTCTTTAGAACTTGCTAAAAAGTATGATGAACTCTTTCATGATTTTGAAAAGGAAAAAGATGCTTTTGTAGAAGAAAGGAAAGAGTATCAAGAATTGCTGCAAATGGAACGTGATAAGATTGAGAGGGAAGATGATCTTTCTATGAAGCAACTTGCTCTCGAAGATAAAGAACGTGAAACAAGAGAGGAAATGATTGCCAAGGTTAGGTTGATCGAAGAAGAACAACTTGACATTGCTAAGGCAGAACTTGAATTGCAGAAACAGGCAGTTGATATTATCCGTTTGGAGAATCTTGAAGTTCAAGAACAAATCAATGCTGCTAGAGATGTAATTAAAGTAAATCTTGAAAAGCAGGAAGATGAGTTTGAGAGGAGAAAGGATCAAGAACTAGAAATTATCATGAGATCTCATGAAGATCTAATGAATAAAATGTCTCAGGAAGAGGCATTTGATGAACTAGATGATGCTGTAGAACGTGAATTTGATAAAGCAGAAGTTGAGTATAAAGAATTTCAAAGAGAAAAACTCAAGCAATCTAATAGCAGTATTCATGCTGCTGGTCAAGAGAAAATCATTAGAGATAGTATTGAACGTGAAGAAATTCAGGGTGGTGCTGACAAATCTATCGAAGATATCCTAACACTTATGGACGGTATTGACCCAGAAGAACTTTATACTGTACTAACTGATGATGAGAGAGGAGAAAATTCTTTCCCTGTAGATAAGGCAGTTAAGTGGTTTGCTGCCCTAAAAGAAGTTCTAGATAAAAATGATTGATATATTGAAATGAATAATGAATTGTTGAAGAACAACTATATCGTTGTTCCTAATTTTATCGATCCAGATCATGCCTCACGATTAGAAAAAGAGTTCTTTGTTACTGATGAAATCTTTGATTTTAGTGGTGATGAACAGGCACCAAACTCATCAGCAGTATATGATTATCTCCCAGCATTAGAACTTCTGGCAAACAAAACTTCGGAAGTTTCTAAACTAATTGGTGAAACTGTTCTCCCAACTTATGTTTATTCTAGAATATATCGAAACGGAAGTATTCTTCATAGACACACTGATCGTCCTGGATGTGAAATATCATTAACATTGCACTTAGGTAGTGATAAACCTTGGGCAATTTGGATTGAAACACCAGAAGGAAAGAATAGATCAGTTAACTTGAATCCTGGTGATGCTATGCTATACTTGGGATGTATTGCTCCACATTGGAGAGATCAATTTGAGGGTGAAGAGTACACTCAATTTTTCTTACATTATGTAAGAAGTCGTGGTATGTGTAGTCCTGCATACTTTGATAAAAACAAATTTAGAGACATTGACACTGAAGACTTATTACGGGAGTACAAACAAATGGGAAAGTTTACTAATGTAAATGAGATGACAATACTTCCAAAGAAGTATAGAGAAAAACAAGAAAGAAACGATGATAATAAGGTTGAATTTATACTAGATTCTAATAACGATACTGATACTTTCTTTGACTTTGACGATGTAGTCATTGCTAATGATAAGTATAAAAAGTTCTTGACTAAAAAAGATACTCCAGAATTGATTAATGAACCTAAGGTAGAGAATAAAGCAAAACCATCGGGCAAATTGTCATCTAAACCTATTGCTGATTTTGTATGGCATGGTCAAGAAGTTGTTGATCCTGAACTATGTGATAAAATCCTAGATGAGTATGCAAATACAAACTATTGGGAAGCAACATTAACTGGAAGTGGTCATGATCCAGATGCACGAAGGTGTGAACAAATTTGTATTTCTGAGCAATCAATCATTGCTGAAGATAATTCTGACACTAGGAAACAGTTAGATGATCAAATGTTTGAGGTTGTTCAAAACTTGATCGGACTTTATCAAGAAGCACATCCAGAGTTTGAACTAGAGATTCAAGAGGATAGTGGTTATGAACTGCTCAAATATGAAGAGGGTGACTTTTATATTGAGCATACAGATTCGTTCAAAGAACAACCTAGAGCATTAACAGTGATTGTGTCAATGAATAATGCATATGAAGGTGGAGAAGTTGCTTTATTCAATCGTGAACTAGTATATAAACTTGATGTTGGTGATGTAATTATGTTCCCATCTAATTTTATGTACCCGCATGAAATTATGCCAGTTACTCAAGGAACAAGATTCTCTATCATTACTTGGGTTGTATGAAACATAATGATTTTATTGGTCATTATGAAAATGTAATGGATGTTGATGCTTGTGATGCTGTAATTTCACTCTTCGATTCCAATTGGCAACATCCTGATGATCCAAATAACAAATTAAGAACTGGTCAGGGAAATACTGAAACTGAAAGAGGTCATTTAAATAGGCACGACTATCAGTGGTATCTGGATCCTAGTCCATCATTTGATCTTATTGTCAGAACTGTAGAGTATTGTTGGGAACAGTATAAACAAACTTTTTGGGTTTCTAATTATGTTCATATCAACTTTGATGAGGTAAAACTTCAAAAGACTTTTCCCAGAGGTGGATTTCATGACTGGCATTGTGAGATTACTGATTTGGGAGCAGTTGACAGATGTGTTGCTTGGATGTTATATTTGAATGACATTCCCGAAGGTGAGGGTGAAACAGAGTTCCTTTGGCAAGGTCGTAGAGTACAACCAAAAGCAGGGACGATGTTAATTTGGCCCGCATTTTACACACATGTTCATCGTGGAAACACTGTATATTCAAAGAGTAAATACATTGCAACAGGTTGGGGAAACTATTTTTGTAATGATAGTCAACTGGAAGATTATTTTGAACATGACGACAATCTAAAACTATTCACAGACAGGAAACGAGACTAATGGCACTATCTGACCAAGTAAAAGTAGAAATAGATTCTGCTCAAACACATCTTCGTGAAGCATTGGCATTTGCTGCAAGAAATGAGAAACCGTTTTTTGTTAAAGCATTGGGTGAAATGATTCATGCTTTAGATACTCTATCATCAGCAGATGATTTTATGGATACTATGCAGGAATTGTTGGAAAAGAATGATGAATTACCAGATTAAAACTGAACCTTTCTCTCATGTTATCATTGAAGAAACATTTGATGAAGAACAATATGATATGATTTGGAGAGAACTTGATTTTCTTTTGAATAAGTTCAAGGATCCTGAAGGATACATGGCAGCAAAAGATGATGATGGAAACTATCTAACAACAGCAAAAGGTTTATCATTAGATGCAGTGTATAATAATGAATATAGAAATATTTCTGACATCTTAACTATTTGTCAGAAGATTTTTTTCAATGATGATAAGTTTTTTGATGATTTAGTGGAAAAGGATGATTATTGGACGACATATAAAAGGTCTAGTGAAGATTGGACTAAAATCAGAAGATATTTTCCTGGAGATGGATATGACCCACACGCAGATACTTGGGTGAATGTGTTAGTAACCACAACACTTTGTCATAAGGAAGATGAGGGAGGAAATTTATATTTCCCAAGATATGATTATGAAATTCAAACGAGTAATAATAAGACTGTAATTTTTCCTGGTTGGGTTGAACATTCTGTCACAGATGTGTTGGAGAATGACAGATATGCTATCACAAAGTTTATACACTGTGCCAGTAAGTGAACTGTCCACTAGGTCTTGACTTTGCCTGTGAGATACCGTATATTGTATATGTTCTGAAGAAACCAGATGACCACCACACCAGTGAACAAGGAATTTTCTGATTTTTGTGCTCAACAGGATGCACGTAACACCATTCAACTGAATATCACTAAGTTTTGCCTCATTTTATGTGATTCACTGACTCAAACTGCTCCAAAAAATGGTAACAACATAGGTTTCTATCTTGACTCCATGGGTCGTAAGTATCATAAGATCTTCATGACTAAAAATGGTAAGCAGGACTCAATTCATGCCTTCATTGATAAGAAGACTGGTGAAATGTATAAACCAGCATCAATCAAGGCACCTGCAAAAGGTGTACGTTTCAATCTATTAGTCATGCAAGAACGTGAGTTTGTGTTAGATAGTTGCGAATGGACTGGTGGTTATCTTTATCGCAACGCATATTATCAAGGTGCTTAAATGAAAACTCCAGATAAGGTTAAGAAAGATTACGAAACGTGGTTTACGGACACATTCTGTGAATTATGTGAGTATGATGATGGTGCAGAGGTTTTTGAACACTGCATCAATCATGCTATCGCAGATCTTTCTTCATGGCATCTCAGAGAATTACAAGTTCTGAGTAAAATGCACTCTGTCACAGAAAAAACTTTTTCTCAACAAAACAATGCACCTGATTGACTCTCTCGAAACAAAAACTGACTGGGGAAAGATCTTCGGTATTGTAGATTCTCTCTACAGTGACAAAGGATTCACCTCCAATGCTGATAACTTTGCGCGAGCAACTGCTGTAGAGAAAGGAATTTCAAAGTTTTCAGATCTTAAACGTGTTGATCAAACTGGTTATGATTTTCTCTTCGGTGATGAGAAAGTAGAACTGAAGATGGGTAAGAATTTATTCTATAAACGTAAAGATGTCAATGCTACAAAGAAGTTCAAAGTCAAATCTTTCCTGAGTGAGACTAAAACTGTAGAAGATTTCAAGCAAATAAAAACATTTGACTACATGATGGTGATGGATCTTACAGCACGTCGTGTGGTGATTGTTGAAGATGAGAAAGCAAGATCACTCTATCAGGATGGTGCTGACGGTGCCATGATTGAACTGAAGTTGGGTGACTATTATGAGTGTGATTTGGGTGAGTATGATGTTACTCAACCACCATCATATCTGTCTGATGCTATCAACAAAGCAATCGAGGGTTATCTTGACTTCTAAGGAAAAACTTGTATTCATAAGTTCATTCTTCATCATGATGAATTGGGGAACACGATTAACTTATTCTCTGCTGAGTGGTTTTTGAGTGTGCCAGTTGGTTGAAGTGTCCACCATTGCCCCCATTGGCACCAAAATCGTGTATTATTAAAGAGTGAAAGAAACAACCATGCAAAACAAGCACCAAGAGCATCCCGAAGATACCATTCTGACTGGTGATCTGTCTGCCATTGATCTACTCTACAATTTCACACATGCAAGTGTGAAGATGGATGGTATTGCTATTGTTTGGGGCAAAGATCCTGCCACTGGTACATTTTTCGTTGGCAACAAAGCAGTTTTCAACAAGAAAAAGATCCGTATTGCACACTCTTCTGAAGAGATTGACTTCTTTTATGATGGTGAGATGGCAGAGATTCTTCATCTTGCTTATCAATTTCTTCCTCGCACTGATAGAATCTTTCAGGGTGACTTTCTTGGTTGGGGTGCTGAACGTATCTTCACTCAGAATACTATCTCTTACGAATTTCCTGAGTATGTGACACAAAAGTTTATTGTTGCACCTCATACAGAATACTTTGCAGAGGATGATCTTCGCAATGCTGTAGCATCTCCACTTAAAGAACATTTTGTTGACAATCAAAAGGTTAAGTGGGTTCAACCTTGTGTCGATTGGATGCGAGGACCAGAAACACCACAAATTGATGTCAGTGAGGTTAAGTTTCTGGATCAACGTACAGCAGATTGTTGTAAGAAAATCATCAATGCTTTCATTCGAGAACAGAAAGCATTGACGCATGAATTGCTGACGTTGGTGTTTGATTGTCCTAAACTTGCAAGTCTTTATCTCACTGTCATTGAGATGAAAGAGGATCTGATGGATAGTTTCAAGATCACAAACTGCCCCAAGTCTTTCATTGGGTCTCTGCAAATCAAGCAGGAAGGTTTCACTATTGCCGATGAAGATGGGACAGTGATTAAACTTGTGGATCGTGAGATTTTTTCGATGTTCAACTTTAACATGCCAAAACGGTGGGAGACACCTGGACGATGAAACAAGTGGCACACAGACCCTTGTAGATGCCTCTCAGTCGTGTATTATTAAAGAGTCAAAGGAAAGCAACCATGATCCTCTCACAAGCATCAAATCTTCAAACCCGTCAACGTGTCTGGATTGGTCGTAAATCTGATTCAGGTCCACAAATTGGATATGGTGATCAACCAACACAACTCGAAACTGAATGGATTGCTGGTGTTTATGCTGAGAAGTATGAAGCAGAGGCAAAAGCAAAGATCCCATGTTTTGAGTGATTCACTTACATACTAAATTACAATGTGTTATCCTTCTATGTCAACTATGGACCCCAATTTAAGGACTTATTCTGAGCAACGTCGTGAACGTCTGAATGTTGCTATCTTTGACTATCTTTCAGACGAAGAAACAGGAATGGAAGAACTATTTGATGATATTATTGCAGAAGTTCGTGATAGTCATGAATACTTTGCAAGATATGAGAGAAAGTGTTCAGATCTTCTTGATAAATTGCATGGTCTTCGAGTGGCAGATGATGCAGATTGGGAAGATTTTTGGAACGGAGATCATTCGGATGAAGAAGTCCAGTCGGATGATTGCTGATGGAAAATCTCTTCAAACTTGCAACTGAGGTCGCAGAATCATCACCTTCAAGGAAAAAGGTTGGTGCTATTCTACTTAAAAAGAATCGTGTTCTTGTTTGTGCAACTAATAATGAGAAGAAAACTCATCCAATTCAAGCACATTGGGCACGAAAAGTAGGACGACCACAAAAAATTTATCTTCATGCAGAATTATCTGCTCTAGTTAAATCTAAAGAAGATGGAGATAAAATCATTGTTGCACGTTTGGGAGGTCACAAACAAAATGAACTTAGAATGGCAAAACCTTGTCCTATTTGTGAAGCATACCTGAGAGAATGTGGCATCAAAGATGTCTATTACTCTGTGACAAATAACAAATGGTCTTATGAACATTGGGAGGACTAATTGATGGCAACTTGGAAAGCAGATCTATTTGTCAACTCAAGAGTTGGTCAAATTTCAACAACAGTTGAGGCAGCATCTTTTCGTGGTGCAGAAGAACAAATCTATGCAAGGCATGGTGATGTTCAACAAATCTGCAATTTGAGAGAAGTATCAGGTGGAGGTTCTTCACTCTCAGACATAGGAGATATGGGTGGTTGGTTTGTACTTGGTTGCATAGTATTTGCCACATGGTTGATGATGGAGTTCTGGTGGATTATTGTACCTATCGGAGCAATTTGTGCTTTAGGGTGGATTGCGGACAAAACTAAACACTGGTGGGATAAGTAAATTGATTTTTTCATAGTTCTGTTGTTGGGGATGACCTGATGCCCATTTCAGATTAAAATATGGAAAAATCAGTTTATATCATCGTGAGATCCCTTGCCCTGACTGGTGGACAGTTGGTTGAAGTGTCCACTATCGGTTGATCTGGGTCAGTTTTCGTGTATTATTAAAGAGTCAAAGGAATTCAACCCATGCGAGACTTCATCTGTGCTTACTTTGGCAGAGGTTCTGATGGCAAAGACTGGACGATCACTGCGAGAGGTTTCGAGAACACTCAAGAGGCAGAAAAGCATGGTCTCTATATGATGCCAATGCCAGGATGTTTCGGGTTTGCTGTTATCGCAGAAAACGATCTTCAAGAGGGTTGGCAACTACGACTCGAAAGGTCTATGTTATCACCAAACAACAAAGTTGTTCAGGACGATCTCAACAACTACAAAATTGTTTCCTACTGATGTTATTCACCTCAGGCAAATCTCAACACACTCACCTCACACAAAGTGTGTTTGAGTTCTTTACAACCAAATATCAGATTGATAGTGACGTTGAGGTTTATCACACTGACCTAAGTGATGATAATGCCTTTGGATTCACTGAGGTTAATGGTGATGAGCAATTTGTTCAGATTCACAATGATCTGAATGAAAAGGATTACATCACCACATTGCTGCACGAATTAGTTCACGTTGTTCAGAACGAAAGTGGACAATTTGATGATGAAGAGAGAGAAAACGAAGCATATTCTTTAGAATCTATTCTTTTCAACCAATTCACTAACTAAACATGTTTAAAACCACTTTGGACCTTTTCACATTCAACCAGAGCAATGATCATGATGAAATGATTGATGCTATGGCAGAGACTTACTTCAAAGCAATGACAACTTGTGCAGCAGATAACCGCAATTTTGATGCAATTGCTTGCTATCAGGAGTGGGTTGTTGATGGTAAAGACCCTCAAGATGGTGGAGTTGAGATATATTTTGCACCTGATCTTACACTCGAAGGAGAAGAGAATTAAAGTCTGGGTGTGCCAGTTGGTCAAAGTGTCCACTAAACCCGCACAGCACCCCAAAATCGTGTATATTAAGAGAGTCAAAGGAACACACCCATGCAACTCACAAACTCTGCCGTCATCGTTGATTTCTTCCCTGAGGCATTTATTGCTGAGGCAGATGAGACCAAAGGCATGAAAGTTGTTGTCAAACGTTTCATCAAACGTGTTTATTTCCGTGGCAGCAATCAAAAATCATACAGTGTTATTGGTATGATTGATTTCAAACATGAGATTGCCTCACGTATTGCTAAAGGTTCTGAGGTTACTGGTTTCAATGTAGATCAAATGCCCCGTTCCGAATATGCTCCCATGGCATGTTGTGGTTGATTAGTTTCATTTAATGAAGCGATTAACTAACACTAATCGCTTCATTCTTCATCATTTTATCTAACATCATGCTCAAAGGTCAAGTTCTCAAAGTCGTCGGTGAAACTTCAATGAAAGTTGATGCTAACATGACACGATTGGAAAAGTTTGAAGTATTCTGTCGAGTATGTGATGGATTACTCAAAGATGGCAGGATTAGTGCTGCTAAACATTATTCATGGACCAACGTATTCTAACTCCTAACTAACACTCACTCATTCAAATCACTCAAATCATGAACTACACTCTCAAGCAACTTCAAGACCGTGTTAATAGCATGATCAAAGAACAGGGAGAAGATGCAGAATGTGCCGCATGGATTTATACCAAG